TTCAAGGGCTTCCTGCAGAAGAGATAAGACGGTTCCCAAAACCTAAGCCTCAAAAGCAGCATGTCCCCAAGCTGACTAACGAAAGGATTCATCTAGGCAAAGATTACTATCTCCACAAAAAGCTAAATTACTCTGACCTTTCCATTCCAGATATGCTTTAGAAGTAGGAACACGCAGATTTCAACAGGAAATCAATTGAGGCTGTTAGAAAATACGCTACAGTTCTCGATCACGGCCCCCATATTATTAGGAAGAACTCTCTGATACCCCTCTCAGAAGCCAAGCCTAAAATAGCCAGTCTAATAGGCATTAAGACTACAGAAATGGGTGAAGATGTCTCCGAATTTGAATTTTGCAAGGATAGCTTATCAAACAAGCTCACTGCAGTATTTTCGAGACAATTAGGCTCTCAATAAGAGCCAGATCCAGTTATCCTCAAGGATTTTGAGAAATTCATTACTCCCTTTATAGATGAAAGAGCTGCTGAGTTCATGCGGCTTTATGACTATTAATAGGATCTTATGGAATATCCTTAAAATTAAGATAATTGGGACGCATGCAAGAAGGAAAAGTACCGGAATAATATATTAGCGTCCTTAACGTCAGAGGAATAATTGGACTTGAAAGGTTCATTCGAGGTCAATGTCAAGTCAGGTGAAGTTTACACTAGCACTGAGGCTCTAATTCGCGACGAGCTCGGTTATATCACTAATACTTAGAAACGACCAAGAGCAATTATGAACCCTTCAAAGACCAGCTGTGGTATCATACATGCCATCCAGTCTACCTGGTGGTCACCGTTGAAAAAAGTCTTCAATGGCATGATCTAAGGCATGACAACAAGAGAGACTTAGGACAACATCCTCTCTCACATACGTACAGACGGTTAATTTTAGTGTCTTTGTCATGATGGTAAAGCTTGGGATTCATCACAATTCGCATCTTTGTAGAAAATCGTTGAAAATCGATTTTTAGCTTAGATAGCTCCTTGTATCGACAACCTCATTGACTACAACATAGCCCTATATGGTGGCAACAGCCCCGTCAATCCCCAAAAATTGAAAGATAAGATTCACGCTACTTTTAAGAATCTTGGGAACTATTTGTTCATTCATCTTCCTGGTGTTGATGGACCTAAATTTGACTCTAAGACACTAGTCAAATTTAATATGCTCGGCAAACATCTTCATGCACCACCTGAGCAAGATTATATATGCTTAATTTTGAACGGAAGTACATTTTCAGGTCTATCATTCCGCACAACATTTGGC